ATGCGTATCGCGCAGATGGTAGTCTCAAAGTACGAACAAATCTCCTTCGAGCAGGCTGACGCCTTGAGCGACTCCTCGAGAGGCGAAGGTGGTTTCGGTTCTACCGGAGTCTAATGTCTAGTCAAACTACCTACTTTTCAATGGCGGAAATCGCCTGTCGGCACTGCGGCAGATTAGGCATGAATAAAAGAATGCTTGATACGATGAATGAGTTCAGACGCCAGATCGACACCCCTCTGATTGTCACTTCTGCGTACCGTTGCCCGAATCATCCCGTGGAACGAGCGAAGAAAGGTAAGGTAGGGCAACACGTCCTGGGGCTGGCCGTAGATTGGTACAGCCCCAAGCTATCCATGAAAGAACTCTACGAGGAAGTAGAGAAGTCAGGACTATTCAACGGTGTAGGGGTTCCCCCTAGAGGGAACTTCATACACTGCGATATTCGAGATAGGAGAACACGATGGCAGTACGACAGCAAAGGGGAAGATATCCCGTGGGATGGCAAATGGGAAAGCCTAATCCTCTTAACGACACCGAAGAAATCTCAGTCAGCGGGAAAGACCTCAACCTAAAAAGTAAAGAGGATGAGGAGAAGGAACTACCCAGAAGGAAAGACATTATCAGGGTGACGATAACGCACCAAGGAATGCCTGATAGCCTTAGGAGGAAGAACGAAGCGGGGGATCTCGTCATAAAAAAGGATGCCAATAGAGCAATCTACGAGATCGCCGATATCCTCGCGGAGAAGCTGAAGTTCCTGCCTCTCTACAGCGTAAATATCAGGATCTGTAGGTACTCTCTAAATGGAATCCCTGATATGGGCGCGTTCCTAGAAGTCTGTTTGAGGATCCTGCACAGGGCAGGGGTAATCGAACACACGACAGGTCCATACGTTCGCAGCGTAACGATTGATTATGTAAAGACAGACAGGAAGAAAGTCGTCATCCTCGTGGAGCCAATTAAAAACCAAGCAAGCGAGACAGACCAACTCGAAAGCGAAGAGGAAGTTCCTTCTTAATGTCTTTCACCTGACTGGCAACAGAGACCATCTCCTCCTGAATGGAGTTGAGTTGGTCTCTTTTTTCTTGTGCAGACAGATCAGGAGAAGCCATGACAGTTCGCTTCATCTTGTTCAATCTCTCTATGCGCTTCAATGCGGGAGCGATCTGTTTGCCCGTGTACAGCATAGAACGAAGTTCTTCTTGCTGCTCAGGGGACATCTCTCTCTGCCCCTTAGAGACTGCCCTAAGGGTAGAGACTGCCATGGTCGCAGCCTCATCCAGTTCATAAAGATTCTCAACAGCCTTCCTGCCATTAGCGCTCTTAAAGAGTTGTCCCACGGCAGGCAGAAGGTAAGGCTCAGAGAGACTGAACCTTTCAGGGGAAGCAGTCCCCTTGCCATACCCAATCGTCATGCCGATAGCATCCGCAGTAAAGGCCCCTATCGTCCCCGTGTAGCCACGAACGAGATGGTCCAGCTTCACCGGGGACAGGCCAGTCTCTTCCGCGATCTTCTTATACAATTCCGAGGTGTATTCGGTATAGCGCTGCTCTGGTAGCAGGCGTTGCAGGTATGCATTCTCGATAGGCTTCTGAGTATAGAAGTCGAAGTTGGCAGCGTTCTCGTAGAGAGGACGAATGGCCTGGGGGATCAGATCGAATTTCAAAGTACCAATAACCGATCTGGAAATAGCGTTCACTACGTCAGCGCCATCATCCTGTTGTAGATACCAAGCCATCAACCGTTCAGGCAGCATCTTCGTGAGCAACCCGAACTCTTGCGGGATGGGGAACTTCAGTACAGTTCCTTCCTTCACCCCATCAATCCAATCGACAGGAATAAAGATGTTGTTATCTCTCTCCTCGTCAGTTGCATTCTGCCAAGCCTTCGTCCCGGCCATCGCAGCGGCATACGCCATAGACAAGCCAGCAACGTATGCCATGCGGATCCGCGCAGTCCTAGCCCCATCAGGAGCCAGTTCTTTAGGAACCATGGGATCGCCCTTCACCGTCCGGTAGAAGACATCTAAGCCCTGAAGACGTGCATTGAAGAACGGAAGCAAAGCAACAGCGATCTGAGCGCCACGAGATGTACCGCGCCGAGAAAAGTTGATCGTCTCCATCGCGGCGAACAATGCCTCTGCCTCGTCTCCAGTCTTCTCCAAAGCGTTCTTGTATACCTGGACCCTGCTGATTCCTTCGGACGCTTCAGACGCCTTCTCTAGAAGGCCTAAGGGCTTGGCGAGAAGACCTAAGAACTTCTGCATCGTGTCCTGCTGCCCTATCCCGATCTTCTCTCGAATAGCAGCAGCGGTCTTCTTGATGTTCTCCTGGCGTATACCACTGCCAGAAACGCCTGCCTGCTTTAAGCGTTGGAACTCAGGTGAATTACGGATAACAGAGATGATGCCATCCTTATAATCACCGATAGGAGGGATAAGGTTTGACCCCAACCCGCCCTGCATCCATACCTGCAAGGTATCCCGAACAGGGTTACGAAGGATAAAAGCAGGGCCAAGGGTAACGCCCTTGCGAAGCAAGCTGGTTAACGATCCCATCATCTTCAGAGCATCTTGAACAGGGATCGTGCTTTTGGCGACGGCATCGTAGACCATTGGGTCATCGACCTGATAGAACTTCTTCTCGCCATTCTGCCGAACAGTGATCACGTTGGAGCCAGGATCTTCTTTCATCCGGCGCTTGACCTTTGGATTCTGAGGATCCGTCTTGACGGGAAGCTCCTTCATGTATCCAACGGTTAAGCCATCCCTTACCACCCTATTCGCTGCCACGTTCTTCATGGCAGTGCCAATCATGAAGTAGGTGTTGTAGATGATGTTCTCCATCGCATCGTTGACGCGAAGGTTCCGACCGGACAATGCCTTGGCGGCGGCTAGGTTCGTTGCTTTAGTGCCAACCTTAGGCGCGTCTACTTCACCAGTCTCAACATCTCCATCGGGAGTCTTGACGGTAGGCAGGCGATAGAAGGGGATGTAGTAAGCCTGCTTCCAGGACTCTCCCATCTTGCGGCTAATGAAGTCGCTCTTAACGAGGACATCAATCAGGTTGTCATTGAACGCCTTGAATCTATTCATGGCGCTTTCAATGTCTGCGTCACCCTTGAAGGTGTCCCAGGTACGACGAACGTCATCAATGTCGATTACGCCACCAGGATCTTTACCTTGAGTTTCGGCGAGATCCAGGTACCTCTTAGCATAAGAAGCCTCGAAGAACTCTTCCAGTTTGTTCTCAAATCCGGGCTGAGAAGCAGGCATGGATGCCAGCTTATTGAAGATCTGGATAGGAGAGTTCTCAGGGTTCTCTTCTGCCGTGAAGATCCTGCCGTCGTAAGAGAAGCCTCCATATTGCAGGCCAGCCATCGCAACATCTTGGGCCTTATCGGAGAACAAAAGACCTTGGTATGCGCCAGAAGCAGCAGCAAGATACTTGGAATCCCCCGTCTGCTGATAAGCCTTGATCGCGTATTCCTTAATAGGATCGTAGCGATCTAAGAACTTCTGCCGGAAAGAACCCTTGCGATCAACAGAGAAGAAGTCGTAGATCTTGTTAACCAGCCCCTCTTTAGAGGGAGGTGCAAACGCTCTGACAATTCCACCAGGGGTGACCTGTGGCGCTTGAGGCTGAGTAGATGAAGGCTGAGCCGTTTGATATAACGACTCCGCAGACTCATCCTGAGGGACCATCAAATCCGCCTTAGTCTTCTTAGCGCCTCCCCGCTTCTTTCCTTTTGGCGCTTCAGGCTCTGGAGTCTTAGGCGGGACAAACTCTCCTACTTTCCCCGCTGGCGCGACCCGGATCTCTCTTGGCGCAGAGACCTCTTTACCCATGCTCGTCTCGTAAGACGGAGTAAACCTTCTCTTGCCAATATCTCCAGTCTTAATCGCAGACAGGACATCTTCGGCAGAAGCATACCCCATCTGGGCAGCAGTGCGACCAAACCCAAGGAACGATTCAACCTTCTTAACTAGACTCTTAGCAGCAGGGTCCAAGCGCTGAGGATCTTTAACAGCCAGATCAGCCGCTGCTTTCGCAATCGCTTCTTCCTTCAGGAGGTTCTCGAGATCCTTCCTCCCGCTGTAGTGCTTCCGGTATTCATCCTCCATGTCCCCCAGATAAGAAACCTTGAAGCGATCCGTCAGCATTCTCCATTCTGCATCGGAGAACATATTCAACTTCTTCATCCCGTGGATAATCTCGTGATCCAGGGTGCCAAGCATAGCCTCTTTCGAGCGGACGCTACCGTCAGGCGAAGTAGCAAGATAGATAACCCTGTCAAGGTATTGTCCATTAGCTGGAACAATATCACCCTTAGCATCCCTAATAGCATTAGTAATGCCTAACAGGAACAAGTCTTCCATCTTGCGCTTCTTAAGCGCCTCTACTAAATCCGGCGCGTATTGAGAAGCTATCTTCTCATCGAACTCGTTCTGAGTCTTCGTCTCTTGCGCCAGATTGAATGTCGTATCTCCTGAGGGAGGAGTCGTTTTTATCAACTGATAGAGAGGGCCAGGAGCCTCAGGCTCAACGAAGTTCTTCCCGTCTACCTCTACAATATCTCCACGCTTTTGCATAAGAGATATCATCTTGAGAGCATCAGAAGTAGGAAGATCAAACTGTTTCTTGAGAAGAGAAGTAGTGATCGGCGTATCAGGGTTTGCCTTCAAAACATCTTGAGCTTCCCGATACTGAGTCGTAGTGAAGGGCATACCTTCAAACTGCTTTCGCTCCAGGATCTCTTCCGGAGTAATCTCCAGACTCCTGATATCCCCTTCTTGGACCGCCTTGTCTACAATCTCCTGTTCAGAGGTAGAGGGGACAGCAGAAGGGAAGAATCCAGGCCTGCTTAGTTTCTCGTAAGGCTTGCCGTAAACTGCTTGCGCGGCGCGTCTCTGCCTTACATCCGCAGGCTCAACACTGGAGCCTTCTACCCCCATAGCAGTGCGAATGCCAGCCTCTTCTACAGCGTCTTCGTATTCCTTCTTGTTGATCTCAAGCCGAGTATCGACAAGAGATCCCAGTTCAATCTTCTGTGTATCTGTCAGCTTCCCTAGGGGACGCTTGAACTCCGTCCGCGCCAGATCAGAAGCGATACTGAAGTTGGACTCAATCCTTTGGCTGGCAGAGGCGAGTGTTTCCTGGCGCTTGTACGTCTCTTCCATCATGAGATCAACAAGCGCAGGAATATCCGTAGGCGCTAAGCTCTCAGGGGATTCAATACCCATCTGGGAGAATACGCTCTGCGCCACATCAGGATTCGCCTTGGCGAAAGCCTTGGCGTCCTTCAAGTCTTTCTTTGCTTTTACCTCTTGCGCCTTCTCGTAAAGACGACGAGATGCCTCAGCAGATCTTTCGTTCTGTTCGTCAAGTTCTTGAAGTTGTTGATCGGCTTGGTCGATCTGTTCTTGAGTGGATCCAGCAGGAAGCATTAGGACCCTACCCGTCTTGGTCTCAACCTGGGTGAAGTCCCCGCCAGGAGGTAGCTGCTTCTGGAATCCAGCTTGCTGCTTCTCTAAATCACTCTGGATGAATAACCTGCCAGCCGCCTCGCCAGCCTCTTGACGCTCTCTTCTTCCCTGCTTTATCTCTTCAATTCGTTTATTGATATCTTCTGCGGTAAAGCTAGAAGGGACCTCGATAGTCCCCACCTCCGTATCGAACCGCATAACGGGGCCACCCTCAGGTAACAGGCCAGCAACCCCAGAAGGAACTTCTCCACCCTGAACGATAGACTCTGCAATCTTTTGAGTTTCTTTTTCTTTCGGAGTCTTTCGATCTACAACGCGAGACTTTCCTGTCAAGGGGTCTACAAATAAAGTCGTCTGCGCCGCAGTCTCAGGAGTTACTGGAGGGGCAGACTGCTCACGCACGGCCCTTGCCCTAGCAGATTCCAATCCAGCTTTAGCCTGCTTAGCCTGGAAGATCTCGATGCCACCTTGAATGGCGCTACCTCCTAAGCCACCCGCAATCAAAGACTCTTTCAAGCCTTCTGTTATCTGTTGCTCAGGGTTGTATCCGTAATTAGCAAGGAAGTTCTGAAGAGTATTCTGCGCCCCCTCAACTGGCGCTTCTACTACTCCACCTTTAATGGCAGCGCCAGCGTATCCAGTCAATCCCATCCTTGCCCTACGCGCAGCATCTGCTTCCAGTAAGGCATCCGCAATGAGAGCATCCTTCCCAGCGGCTCCTGCAAACCTCTGCTCGATCTCTTTGACTACCTTAGGATCTAATCCTTCGGCCAGTAGCTTCCCAATAAGAGGAACATTTCTTAGGCCAGGAAGATTCAAGAACTTGCCTACAGGCAACGCTTCTAAGGCAGCAGTTCCTACGCCAGCAGCAGCAGATAGCCCAAACTCTTGGGCCTCAGAGATATCTTTGCCTTCCTTTCTCGCTTCCGCTATCTTCTGAGACTGCTCTCCCGCTCCCCCCACGCCGGAAAGAGCAGAGCTAAGAGCAAGCGCACCACGACCACCAAGCCCCAGCCCCTTCGCAACGATACCTGGGCCTAGGTAGGTTGCGATGTTACCGACAAGACGACCCCCAGCGCCACCCATACTTTGGCGCTGTTCTTCGTCAAGCAATTCCTTGGATATGTCAGTTCCAAACTGAGAGATCCCCTCGCCTGCCTGCTTGAGAGCGTCAATCGTAGTGAGAGCGCCGATACCAGACACAGTAGTGCCAACGCCTTGAGCGATACCCTCAGGAATGCTTCCCAAGAAAGCACCAGCTTGAGAGAGAAGGCCGGGAGAAGGCTTCTCCTGGCTGGGAGCAGGGGCAGTCGGAGCAGCAGTAGAAAGCCTATCGGCTTCTGCGTTTGCATACCTGACCAACTCATCCCCCTGCAATTCAGAAGGAACTTCAACAAGGCCGAAGCCCGTTACATACACTTGCTTTACGGCCATACTGTCACCTGATAGATATGATAGTCTACTTCTGGTTAGAACTGATTCTTGGGATCACAGGGATCTTGAGTTGCTGAAGAATGGTGGGGAGCACGACATCGTTGTATGTATCAAGGCTCTTCTCTAGGTTCATGTACCTTTTGTTGAGAGCATCTCTTTCTTTAGCGCCAGGAGGAATCATCTCTAGTTGCTTCTGTGTGGCTTCCATCTGTTTAATGATTGCGTTTTGCTGGTTAGATACACCAGCAAGCGCATTCTTTGTTTGATCCCCGCGATCACCACGCATTGCTGCCTGTCTCTCTTCGGATCCAAGCCGTTGCATATTCATCTGGAACCCAAGAGCGCCTTTAAGGGCTTCCATTTGGAACTCAGATTCTTTCAATTTCGAGTCGTAGAATCGTTTCTCGGATTCGCGAAAAGCCTTATTGCGTTCCTCGATGAGAGTTCTCTGGTTCTGCTGAGCAACCTTATACGCCTCGATTAATTTGCTCTGATCAAACTGAGAGAGTTGCAAGGCAGCAGCGCCTGTCTTCTGGCGCTCGTCCTGCTTCATCTTGTCCAGAGCAACCTGCGCCAGCATCGCAGTATTTAATTCCTTCTGTTGTTCTCGCTTTGCAGTATCGTAAGCCTGAGATCCAACACCAATACCTTGTGCCAGGAGACTGGCAAGGCCAACGCGGTTGTCTCTGTTGGATGCCATAGCAGCGCCTGCTGCAATCAAAGCATCCCCCAACCTAGGGCGACGAGCCTTAGCCTGCTCCATCTGCTGGCGCACAACATTCTCAGCAGAACCGTAGTCGGTCTCTCCCTGCAACTGCCTGATCTGAGCGAGATAATCCTCAAAAGGTTTAGCTGCAAACTGACCACGGATCTGGCTAGGGTCTATCCCTAGACCAGAGGTGTCTGCCATTCTCGCCGGGGTTGATCTTAACTGCTGCAACCCCTGATTGAGCCTATCTACCCCTTCCCGGAACTGCTGGATCGGAGGTCCGTCTGCATACCTAGCAACATGACCTCCTCCTGCCATGGCAGCAACCTGAGGAGGAGCAGCCTGCATAATACCCTGAGGCTGTCCCTGCTGCGGTTGCCCTTGCTGCATCTGCATCTGCTGAGGCTGCATCAGGTTCTCTGCCGTCTGTTGAGCAACAGACTTGTTCTGCGCCTGAGAAGCCTGAGACTTTGCGTATTCAGCACGAACCTGTTCCCGGCGCTTCATCTCGGCAAGCACCAGATACGGAGGGACAGCCGTAGGGTTCTGATTCGCCTGCACTAGCTGCTGGTCAGAAAGGTTCTTTAGAAGATCTGCTGCTTGTATGAGATTCATGCTCTACCTATTTGTTCAACTGATTCATGAGGAGACCGCCGCCAGCGCTGATAAGGCCACTCAAGCCTCCACCCGCAGGACGCTGGAACTGAACTCCCTCTACCTGCATACCAGTCGGGACACCACCTAGAATACCCTGCAAGAAGTTCATCTGCTGATATGGGAAGTTCTGCTGGTTGATAAAGTCTTGATATGCAAGATCCATTGCCTGCTGGGTACGAGCGTCAACCGCTCCACCAGCCTGCTGCATCGCGGCCAGACGTTGCAGTTCAAGCTGCTGCGCCACGCCAGGGATGTTCATCATCGTAGAGCCTAGACCCGCCAAGCCAGCAGCGCCAGCCTGAGTCTGCTGCATCGCCGCCAGTCTGTTCTGGAAGCCACGCTGACGAGCCGCTTCCTGCTCCGCAGAAGCCTGCTTAATCGCATCCAACTGCATCTGCCAAGTAGACAAGTCCCCAGACTGAGAAGCCTTTGCCGCTTCAAGTCCAGCTTGTGTCGCCAACTGCTGGGTAGCTAAAGCAGACTGTACATTGCCCTGCTGTGCTGTCAAGCCAGCCTGTTGATTCGCTAACTGGGCCTGTAGAGCCTGCTGTGCAGCAAGCTGCTGCGTCCCTAGACGAGCAGCGAGGTTCTCGCGCCCAGCCGTGAGGCCAGCCTGTTGGTTGGCAAGAGCAGCCTGAAGATTCTGAGCAGACTGACCACGGAGAATGTCTGCCGTTGTGCCGTACTCCGTAAGACCTGCCTGCTGCCGCGCCTGTTGATTGGCAAGAGCAGCCTGCAATGCCGTCTGGGTGCCAAGCTGTTGGGCAGCAAGAGAAGCGCCCAAGTTCTCTCTACCTGTCGTCACACCAGCTTGTTGATTGGCGAGGGCCGCCTGCAAAGCAGACTGCACGTTCGCCTGCTGAGACGCAAGAGAAGCAGCACGATCTCTCTCAAACTGGCTTTGAGCACTCTCAAATGCTTTCTGTCTTCCTACTGCCTCGATGTCTCCAATCTGGCGCTGAAGAGCTTCCTCTGCCATCCCTTCCTGGATAGCCTGACGACTGCCGCCGAAGGCACCAGCGCGTACAGCCGACGCACTACGGCCTGCTTTCTGCATTGCCGCTTGACGAGCAGCTTCTCGCTTCTGCGCTTCCACAACGGCATCCATGTACGGAGACATATACTGCTGAGCCTGAGGCTGACCGAAGGCTTCTACCCGTGTACGATCAGCAGCGACTCGCTCCGCTGGGCCCATCTGGAATTGCTGAACCTGAGGCACACCCTGAACCTGCGCAGCGTTAACCCCACCCAACCGACCCAAGATGTCGATGCTTTCTCCAGATACACCTACAGGCTTATCTAGTTGAAAATCTTCTAGCTTAGCAGCGGTCACCCCAGTGGGATCCCCGATTTTGGGCGCGGTTAAGGGATCTATTTTGATCGGACCCTTGAAGCCCATCTCTTTAATCCCAGGCATCAAGCTCATCAGGTAGCTATCTTGATCCTGAGAGCGCATGGTCCGCTCGAGGAATTCCCGGCCAGCGGTAGCAGCGTCTCCCGCAATGTCGGTAGCGTAGTTGATGTTCCTTACACCCTTACCGAAGTCAGTCCCAGCACTGATCTGACCTTCAGGGGTAAAGACACTAGGAAGATTCCCAGCGCCACGCAAAGCATTCAGCGTCATGTCGCTTGCTTTGAACCCAACGCCAGGAGCGTATTGCCCAAACTCAAGAGGATTGCTAGTAGTACCGAACTGCATAATCCGCTGCTGTCCGTATACAGGAGGAGGATTGAAGATATTCGCGATGCCGGAATTGCTAGCAAGATTTGGATTCGCGGCGGCAAATAGATTCTGGAATCCTCCCATAGAAGGAGTAGAAGCGGCACCAACCCCACCGATATTAGGGCCAGAAAAACCAGCCCCAATAGCAGGGACATTGGCGGATTTATTAAAGCCGCCCATAGCCTTGAAGACATCAGGACTTTTTTCAGTACTAGGCTTGGCACCAGGAGCGAACCCACCACCAAGCTGCTTACGAATAGCACCACCCTTGCGGTAGTTCTTTACCTTGCCGTCATCACCAATATCAAACTGAGCAAGAGAGCCACCACCCGCCATGCCCACATTAGAAGTCTTCGCGCCAGAAGCATAGGCGCGATTGTTCTCTTCGATCATCCGGTCGATAGCAGAGACATCTCCTCCTGAACGAGCGACATCCGCTCTCAACATATTAAGAGAAGCAGTCATCTCACTAGGAGTCTGACCAGGACGAAGCTGCTGCTGAACTAGCCCTGCGTTAAAGGCGTCAGAGCCTCCCAGTTCGATTAGATTCTGAGGTGGAGGGGAAACAGGACCCCCTACATTCGTGCTTGATACAGAGCCTCCCAAGAGCGAAGCAAGGCCCCTTGCTTGAGTATCCGTGGCGTATTGATTCGGGTTATACCCTGCTGGGGTTTGAGTTGTACCAGCAGCGCCAGGAGAATAAATCGACGCAAGAGGAGCAGTAGAGCCAACAGGAATGCGATAGTCTTGGCTGCCATCAGCGCCAACCCCGGCACCTCCACCTACAATCCCGCCAGTACCTGGGATGGCGGTCCCGCCGCCACCGCTAGTCCTGCCGCCACGAGGAGGTGGAGTGTATGAAGGTTGGGTATATGAAGGTGGAGTATATGAAGCTGGAGGTGCGGTGACATCAGTTCCAATATTAACCGTTGGACCACGGGTGATATCAGGAGGACGATTAAATCTTTCTAAATCAGGATCGAAGAAAGTGTCGGTCGTGTAGGCAGAAGTTGCGGATGGACCTCTAGTAACATTGAATGGATTAGTGCTACCAGGAGCGGTGACAAAGCCAGTACTGGTGCTTTTGTCGTCAGCCGTCAACCCAACAGGCATATTCTCTCTAAGTTCTTGATATTCCTTCAAGATCTTTTCGATAACACTGTCTTCAACCATCCCTCCTTTCGCCATACCTCTCGTTACGACTTCCCTGTACGCCTCAGGGATATAGGTACGGGTCTTGGGATCGTAGACCATCCCTAGAAGATTAGGCAATCGGGAACCAGGAGACCGAAGAGTAGCAGCAATCCCCTGTTTCTCTTGAGATTCCGCCTCTGCACGAGTATTATCTGGGGTAGTTCCGCCTCCACCGCTTGGCGGTTGATTCGTTGCGGAAGGAGTTGCTCCTCCAAACAACTGCTCAAATCTTCCTTGAGTAAACTGCTGGCGCAGGTAAGGCTCTGTAAAGGCAGAGGAGAACGCAGCGTTAAGAAGAGCAGAACGGTAGTCTCTTAAGTACTCAGGAATGTCCTGAGATTGCACATTAGTCTGAATTGGATCTGCCATATCTGCTCCTAAACAGGGAGTACCCTGCTGTCCTTTACCTTTCCAGGTTGTTTCGTTGTCCCAGTACGGTCCTTCCGCACTCGATCCATCATTGCGTACAGCTTTCTCGCGCCAGCTTCACTACTGCCGTCTCCTAAACCAGAGACAACATCCGCAGGGATAATAAACTCATCGTTAGACAGGAGAACCTTCTGCCCTCCTCGCGCCATACGAGCAGTCGCCATGTCATCCATGCCGTTGCCAGGACCCTTTATCAAGCCCTCAGGAGACTCGCTCTCTTCTTCCGGCGCTTCCTCTCCAGACATCCGCTTGTGCAGATCCTGAAGTGCATCCTTTCCGTAGTACGCGATGTAGATATTCAAGGCCCCTTCTGGGTCCTCGCCTTCCCCTCGTATCGCTTCCATGGCGCGGCGTATAATCTCCTGCGCCTTCTCTTCCTCAGGCTCGAGAGAACCTCCCTCTGCGAAGCTCCTAGTCTCATCGTCTTCGGAAGGGGCAGGAGGGGCAGGGGTAGCTAGTGCTTGCCGAAAATTGAAAAGCGGGGTCCCCATCGGGAGTACAGCACCAATCCCTTGACCCTGCTGCTGAGGCTGTTGCTGAGCGGGAGCCTGATTGAGTTGAGCAACGCCAGGAATCGCGAATCTTTGACGAGCATACTCTCTCTCGTTGATGCCCTCGATATATTTACGGGCATCCGACAGTTGCTGCTGATTGCTTTTCTTTTGGTTTGGCGCAACCGCTCCAGCGGCTAGGCCAGTAGCGCCAGCGATTGCAGCAGGTAAGGCTACTGTCTTAAGTAGCGAAGACATACCAGCACCAAACATCTTTGCGGCTGGACCACCAGCAGCGCCACCAGTAAATATGGTGAGACCAGCAGCCGCCGCACCTAATCCTATCGCCCCTAGCAATTTCTTCCAGGAGAAAGCTTCGTACATCCCGGTTTCCGGATTCAGCGTAATCCGAATCTCAGGATCCAACTGGCGCAGTATCGCTTCCATCCCCTTCAATTCGCTGGGATGAATATGCAAAAGGGCGGAATCCCCGCCCCGGCCTTTAGCAGCTACCTGCCTTGCAAGAGACTCAATACCTTTGCTCATGTCGTTACCGTCACCGTACCCAGTTTAATCTTTAACGTGTTGCTTGGAGCAAAGACTTGTCCTTGCAATACAATCTTTAGCACTCCATCTCCATCTGCCCACACCATGCCTTCTCTAAGCCCGTATCCACTTCTTGGGCATTGCAGGAGCATGATAGATGCACCCACCATCTCTCCAGGAATCCTTTGGTTATATATATGGATCCCTAGATTCTTGATAAGAGAGTCGAAATAGGTTTGATCGTATTGCGATGGAGGCTTAGGAAGAGTCTGTATTGGAGTGTTGCGGTTCATTTCATACCGTCCGCTTGAATCTGAAGACGGCTAGACCCAAGCCTCCACTTGAATACAGGCTCCGACCCCAAAAGACTTGGGTAGGATTCGACCTTCATAACAATCTGCCTAGCCCTGATCCTAAGATTCTTTTGAGTAGACTCCGGCTTAGCACCCTGCACAAGGACAGTGTTCGTCTGGTATCCTGACTGGCTCATAGGATAGTTCACGCCAGAGATCTGGAAATTTACCTTCTTCGTTACGCCAACAGGGCTTACCCTTGGATCGTTAACGAACTGAATATCAGGTATGACCCTGCTGATGAAAGAGAACTGCTCTCCATCGTCAATGTCAATTGGCCCAGAAGTGATGAAGGCGTTTATGTTGTCGCCATCAGCGGTGTATCCAATTTCATGCTGGTAAAGGATAGTAGTAGTATTAACACTGCCCAAGAAAACGCCACTTGGGTAAGCGCCAATCGGGTATCCATCCGTAGCGAGATCCAACCACGCCGTCCTCTCCATCGTTCCAATGGTCCAAAGGTTCTCAACGTAGTTGTAGCAAACGTATTTGCTGTTCTCGGCGAAAGCATCAGAGACGCTGGGATACCACCAGTAGACTTCATTGAACTGGGCGTTTACCCCAGCAGTTACCTTTTGCTTCTGAGTCCAATCTAGATCAGAAAACACATAGCTAAGGACAGTACACTCCATCTTCACAACACTTCCGCTGTACATGTAGAAGTTGTTGTTGTCCATCCAGTACACTGTGCCTCTGGCGTCTACGCCAGCCTTCGGCCCGATAATCGAAACAGACTCACCGATACGAGTGAAGCTGAAGGTATAAGGCGGTCCCGTGTACGCCATTGCGAAAAGCGCCTTGTCGGTAAAGACAAGGATCTGTTGCTGGGTAGGAATAGCCGAAACGATCTCAGAGCCGTTGGAGACGGTGAATCCTCCAGCTGTGTTGTCCGTTCTAGGCTCCCAGTCCAGGTAATCTTCCTGAGAAGACCACCGAACCAGCAAAAGATTCTGGCCCGAGGAGCCGATATCGTTGCAGCCAAAGGCAATCAAATGCCTGTCAACGTCAGAGACAAGAATCTGAGAGGCTACCGTAGGAGCGTCGTTAGCTCCAGCGATAGAAGACAAAGACACTGCCCTTGTATTGAGAGGGTCAAGCCCACTGGCGGTCCAGTAGTAGATGTCCCCATACCTGGGGTTGATAACCAAATCCTGGCCGTAGTTAGAGTTCGACCAGAACCTGAGATTATCCGTAGGCCCGATAGGAGAAAAGGCGCTACCCCAGGGGCCACGACCCCAAGGGCCTGATCCCCATCCGGTAGAATACACCTGACTGTTTAAGCCTACGTTAAGCTGGAAAGCGGCGCTGATGCTAGCGCCCCCACCTGAAATAGAGGGGGTGATCGTAGCGCCATTAGGGAACACAACGTAGAAGCTAGTGGCGTCTATGACTTCTGTGACTTGAACTTCTACATTCAATTGATCTGCGGTGAACCCGTCAAACCCAGTAGCGCCAGAGAATGTCACCCAGTCATACTGGATCGCATCGTGGCCCGTAGGAGTCGTCACCTTCATCTTCCCAGTCCCAACAACCTGAGTCTGGAAAGGGTCGGTCCCTAACGCTATCGTTGTCCTGATCGGAGTGATGTCGTTAATGTACTGGCCAGCTTCAATGTAGTACTTCTGGTTCGTCCCTATCCCTATGAATCGCTCTAGAGATAGGGATGTCCATTGAATCAACGACCTGCAAGTCCCGTAGATGGTTTCAGCATTTGCATACGGTTGCCATCCACCGATTACCTCAGGGAATCCAAGCCTAAACCGGATCTTGTCTGCGTCGTACCAGAGACCCTCAGCAGAGTATTGGGTTACGTCTTTAACAATCCCAGGCTTAGGTTGAATTTTTACAAGAGGCATATCAGACTAGATCTGGCTTGAGATCTTCCTTCTTCCTGCTGGCCTTAAGCTCATCGCTAAAGACCGTAAGGGCAACATTCAATTGATCGGCCCCAAACTGCAACTGCGACAACTTGTTCTGGATATCGCTGATCTGAGAAACCAAGTACTTCTGTCGGTCGGTCAGGTCACTAACAAATACTTTATCATTGTCAATAAAAATGAATTGCTCAGAGTTCATGCAACCCATTCTAGCGCAATGATGTGCATTAATGCAATGCCTGAGATGCTTTCATCTGCTGGTAAGCGGCTTCAACGGCACGAGCTAGGATCTCCTTGGGGACATCAGGAAGCTTCTGTCGTGCGATCTTGACGGCAACATCCTTCAGCACTTCGCCCTTGGGCTTAGACCCATCCAGGATAGCCCTAACGCCCCACTGCCGCGCCAGAGAAAGGATCTCGTCGTCAACTTTGCTAGGCGTAGCAATGGCTACAATCTCTACAATCGGATAGACAACAGAGACGTACTTCAGGAAGGTGGTAGTGGAACTAGGAGAGAAGATCTTCTTGAAAAAAGATTTGACGTTCATAAGGCTCCTACGAAAGGTTCTTTAGCTTGTAAAGGGTGGATGCGATGAGAGACAGGATCTCATCAACGGTGTTCTGCAAATGGCTCTCAGACCCAACCTGACTTCTGTTGTTGGAAACGTACCGATACAACTCTTCTACGAATCCAACAGCATCCTTAGGGGCGCTAAACTTCTCAGAGGGGAAGGAGTCGATAATGCCATGCACTCCCATGCACTCCTCAGCAAGAGAGTCGGCGAGTTCCTCCAAGCCCTCGTACAGGGATCCTAGAGCCTTGTGTGCAGCGTAGCTGCCCTTACCCTTCGCCATCAGGTGCAGCATATGCGCTGCGGTTACACCGTGGAGAAGTTTAGAGATAAAGTCAGATTGATAGTTCGCCATGTTGTTAATTCCAGGGAGGAGGCAGGGGGATCGTCGGAGGGTTCTTCTGGTCGGCGATCTGCTGCGCCAGGGAAAGATCGTACTGATCGACTACATCCTGGGTCAGTGCAGCTACAACCCAACCCTGTACCTGCTGTTTGGTTAAGTCAGCGAACGCTGTATAGCCCGTAGGGCTAGGCGGACCAAGAGAAACCTGACCGTAGCAATCAGCGTAGTACTCGCCGTCTGTAGCCGTGCGCCGCCAGTCCACAGTGATGACAACATCCGTAAATGAACCCTCGACGGGTTTTACCGTCAGCGGGTTGAAAATCCAATTGTAAGTGATCACTAGTTCCTCGATTCCAGAAGGTCTACTTTCGCCTTCAGTTCTTTGATTGCATTGATCAGAGCGAAAGTAATTGCGTGGCCGTTGTAGTTATAGAGTTCAATCTCTTCCGTGTCGGCCTCACTGAGCTTGCCCTTGAAGGTGCCAACACACTCAGGGAACACAGACATCAATTCCTGGGCAATGATGGAGATCTGCTCTTTGCCATCGGCAACAAACCCACCCTTGCCGTTATATTCGTAGCGCACTGGGCGAATCTGGCAAATTTCCGCAAGGCCCTTGTCGTAGTTGCCGTTCACGGTCTTAAGCCGAGAATCAGATGCAATGGTCCAGGTATTGGTGGATGGCTTGGCGGCTGAGTCGGTGAATAACTGGAGTTGGTATGCCGGACTCGTCGTTCCAATGCCGACGTTGCCGTCGCCCAGTAAAGTCATCACCGTGATTTCTGGAATATTAGTGCCACCATTCGCGAGCGCAAAATCTACTCTTGTCTGTGAGTTTATTGAGGTGCCGTAGCTTCCAACCAATATATCCATCGTGTTGGAAAACTTTATGCCTGAAGCAAACGGCCTCTCTACTCTTGCTACCACTAAAGAGTTGACCGTAGCCGTAGCCAATGTGCTAGACGCCACATGGATTTTAGCCGTCGGACTCGTCGTTCCGATGCCCACGCTGCCAGCAGAGTCGATACGCATTCTTTCAGTGATATTTCCACCATTAATGCGAGTGCCGAATGCTAAATAACTTGCTCCGTTTCCATCAGTAGCATTTTCTTTTGCGCCCTTGATGATGGCAAATTGAGCAAACTGCGTTCCGGTGTATCTACCGCCCAGTCCAATCGTGGCTCCCACGTCTGCGCCCAGAGTAGAGTTGGAATGCACGTTGAAATTCGCAGCATTACCGCTAATTCCAAAAGCATAATTTGGACCCACCACAATGGCTCCCACGTCAATGATGTCGCCTACAGTGTTGAGCGAGCCACTGTCCAACACTGTGAATATGTTAGGAGGGGCAGACGTATTGATACCTACTCTCCCGTTGCTTAAAATCCGCATTCTCTCAGACTGCGATGCCGTCCGAAAGATAATCGCATCACTCGAACCAGCCCCGCTGGTCGATTGCAAAGTCAGCGTAGACGATACAGCAGTGCCACCATTCACGATGGGGATCACGGCACTGGTAGTGATCGTGGGCGTGGCAATCGTAGGCGAAGTCCCGAACACCAAAGCTCCACTGCCCGTTTCGTCAGTAACCGCACTGGCAAGATTAGCCGAGGAAGGCGTAGCAAGAAACGTAGCCACTCCGGAGCCCAATCCGCTCACCCCAGTAGAGATAGGGAGGCCAGTGCAATTCGTCAACGTGCCAGAGGTCGGCGTGCCCAGCAAGGGAGTAACGAGAGTAGGCGAGGTGGCCAATACCACCGAACCCGTACCCGTAACGGCGCTCACCTGAGTACCGTTGATTCGCAATACGTTACCCGTGCCAGCGGTGTCAAGCGTCTTGTTCGTGAAGGTGTCGGTCGTTGCCTTGCCTACGATCGTGTCTGTCGCGGCAGGAAGAGTAAGAGTACCTGAGGCCGCAGCGGTAGCCTGCAACGTCGTATTGCCGCTGCTAGAGCCAACAAACACAACTCCCGTCGCTTCCAACAAAGCAGTCAGCTTAAGGCTGGTGAGTACCTCTTTAACGGCAGCGCCTGAGCCAGCGCCGTCCAAGTACACAATCGAAGAGTACCCAGGCTTGATCGTTACCGTAGACCCAGAACCCTGAGAGAGGACAACGTCCTGTCCTCCAGTTGTATTGTTCTGAACGAAGTAATGCTTCTTTACACTGTTAGGGGCAACGCTAACCGTATTCGTGGCAGCGAGAGTACCTGTAAAGCTGATGACCTTGTTGCGTCCATCTCCGCTGCTGCCGTCAGGGATGTTCAATGTCCCTGTCGTACCCGTCAATGCAATACTGGCAAACCCGTCTATCGCCGCATCGAATAGATCGAAGTTCGTATTGGTAGTGTTTCCCCAAGTGCCAGACTGTTCGCCTGTAGCAATCTTCTGGATCTTGTTATTGGAAGTATAGGTAGATGGCATTAGTTTGTCACCGAACTGATAACAGCAATCGCCGTATTAGAATTGGCAGTCGGGAATTGAATCGTCAACGTACCGGAAGAAACGGTCTTGTCCGTCCCGAAGTCCAAGATAAAGATAGACTTGTTGGACTTGGAAGAGTTGTAGACCAAAGCGCCACGACAAGTAAACGAAGCAGATGTCCAGCTTATATCGGCAAAATCAAGGATCGCATAGATCCCGTCAGGGGTAACGGTGGCCGTCAGCGTCTTGCCGCCAGCAGTATACCCAGCGCCAGATACTTCATTCGTGGCGCTGTATGCCGTAGTTGTATTGTCAATGGTAGCCGAATTCGTATACAGCGCAATCTTGATGACATCCGTAGAGAAGTCATGCACCCCAAGAAGCAACTGCTCCTTGAAAGAGTTCGTTACATAGCTGCCCGTGAATGCCATTAGCCAATGTTCCTTTTGCTGTCAGGGTTCCTGTAGTTGTCCATTCTCTGCTCGTCTTCAGCCACGTTCTTGAGTTCAAGCAAGCCAAGCTGATACAGCTTCTCGTACTGCTGCTGCATCTGAGGCTCTCCCTTTAAGAAGGAATACGCCTCAACGAGACACCCGTAGAGCAACACCTGAGGGAAGTAGTTGCTTATCCAGGTAATATTGTTGCTTGCGCCAACAATGGTATCCGGTGTCTTGTAGTAGTAAAGAGTATAGCCGTAAGACTGACCAGCAGATGGCGCTACGAGAATCGTTGTAGAGTTCTCGCCTGACGATTGGATAGCGTAATAAGCTGGCTCTCCTGAAGACCCAGCGGATCCAGCCGTCACCCCATACGCCTCCGTTAAATACGAAGGCTCTTTAAGAAGAAGACCTGTCTGGATGCCTCCGATACTGACAAAGAGGCTCAAAGCCATAACGAAATCGCTTGGAGTCGTTATGGTCTGAGTTGTCACATTGCCCGTAGCGGAGGCCCTGGAATCAGGAGACTTTACATCTCTGTTAATACGCTGCTCTGCAAGCTTAATAATCCCATCCAAATTAGCAAGGAAGGTCGTTTCGTCAGACTGGACGTAATCTTTGATTTGTTGCTTGAGTTCAGCGTAGGTCATTTTAGTTCACTACCCAGCTTAGTTCATCGGGCCAGTAGGACGAACCTTCTTGGCGATGCCGTAGCCTTTGCACATCCCACCGCTAGCATACTTCGCAGCGCCGCCCTTGGCAAACTTCGCCCCGGTGCTTTGCGGGGTAGGCTTACCCATCGCCATCTTCTTGTGCTGAGGCATCTCGCCAGCAGCCTTGCCCATCTTGCCTTTCGACATACCCTTGGGCATATCACCACCCTTCGCGTACTTCGGGGTGAGCGTACTGTCCATCGTGTTCCCTTTCATGGAACCTCCTTTGAATTTGCGGATAGCGCCGCCTTCGCTTTTCTTCGGAGGTTCACCCCCGGAAGACTTCTTACCAGATTGAATATGGCCCTTTTGTAATTCCTTAAAAATTTTACTGTCGTAAGGAAAGCCATATGTCCCACGATCTTTTTTTGATTGCTTAATGACCATAGGAAGGTATTCTGACTGCATTGCTGGTAATTTGTTTTTCTCGTTGTACATCTCGTCAATAATTGAAGCCAATGCGTGCTTCATGTCTTTATCGTTACGCTGCTGCTCCGAATCAGCAAAAGGGTAATAAGAAAGATCTTCTTCTCTCATTAGTTTCTTAGAGATGCTATCTTCACGCAACGGAGTTGTTGTTCCAAGAAAACTTAAACCAGAATATGTTGGCTTGAGTCTACGGAATGCACTTTCACGATCGCCCGAATTAGTCTTCCCACCTTCCGCAAACTTCTTGGTTCCTTTCTTCATAGATCCACCATGCGCCATCCCAACTTGAACGCCGGGAGCAGACATTGGCTTTTCATCGAATTGAGGTTTCTTCTTCTTCTTCATCATCTCAATCAGCCCAGGCAGGGCAGCGATGATAGGAGCAGCGATTCGACCAGCCTTACCACCAGTCCCAGCCATAGCGCCAAGAGCGATAAACTTGCCGTACTCATCCATAAACTTCTTCATGCCAGACTTGGTTTTAGGAAGAGCCGCAGTAGGGATCTGAGCATTCTTTGCCGCAGAATACATAGCGTCTTCAATAGCACTACCAGCGCCACCTTTTCCAGCAGTTGACATCGGCAAATTCATCACATCAGAAGAAACAAACCCTTCACTACCAGCAAGCAAGGGGTTAGGCGAAGCCTGCATTTCAACCTCATCACCTTCGCCAAAAGTTGAAATTGGAGCGGTAAACGAACGACCCATTTTAGGAGCGGCAGAAGATTTTTTAACAGGGCCAGGAGTTCCGTATTTCAATCTCTCTTCGTATTCTTTCCTCATAGAGGCAGGACTTTGAAGAGAAGTAGGAAGACTAGGAGTAGTCCCAAGAACCCTATTCCTCAAAGCATTTCGCATAAACTCGTCGTTTGCAGCATAAGTGTTAGCAGAAAGATCATTTAACCCCTCTAGCTTTGCAGCAGCAGCACGAGCAGATCGACGCTTAACGTCCTCTAATACACCACCATCAGCTTTCTTGACTACCTTCTTCTTGAACTTCAACATGTTATTTCCTTTAACTGATTGAGATATTAACCCTTCCAAGGTTTATGTATATCTTATTTGGCAAAACAGGATTCCAGCCGAAGTACTCTCTCGTAGGAGGGTTCTGCTGCGAAGCGGTCCTTGGATTATCTAGAGCAATCGCTTCGCCTCTGACGTACTTGCCGATTTGAAGCTGTGGATTGTCGATGTCAAAACACTCTTCGCATACAAGTAAACCATTCCATCTCTGTTTGTAGATGTACTTCTTGAGAGCAGTGTACTTGATCTGCCTAGCGCAGATGTCGCACATCGCAATAGCATGTTTGCCGGAGGAAAACATTACCAGCCGTAGCCTCCAGGCACAAGCATGACAGCAGACCGTTGACGGTCTTCGTCCGCCGCACGTTGAAACTCCTCCTCGTACAGCGCCTTCAATTCAGGCATACGAGGAAACCCCTCAGGCCTTTTAGCTGCAAGGTGATAAGCAAGACCAGCGATCATCGCAGGGACAAACCGGAACGGTACGTCCATGTTGTTGTTAGCATTGCCCCCAACATCCTGCTGACGCCGCAACCTGTAGTAAACAAACTGACGAGAGATCGTATTGTCTGGCACCTGCCAGAACGTAATCTCAGGAGTCGTCGTATCCCTGGCAACGTAGTACTGAATCGGAGTACCTTGCACCAGCTTATTAGGTAACGTGTTGTAGGTGACGAAGGAGATCCTGGTAATCGCAATATCAGTCTGATTGTTCTGCTGACCTGCATACGTCCGAATCACTCCCTCGAGGATGTCAATCGTATCGTCAGGAAGAGGGTATGTCGCAGTGCCAGGAGTCAGCGACAGCGTCCCCGCCTCCACACACCACAGATTCAATCCCCGATTCGCCCACTCCATCGACAGAAGGTTGAGGCTTCTACGAGCAGTCCTGATCTCGTAGCCACCCTTAACCTCTATGCCAACCCGCTCGTAAGCTTCCTCGATAATGTCGAGGATGTTGATATTCCAATTCGCAGTGCCGGATGTAGCCATTACCGGAATCTCCTCGAGATAGTCTTGGCGCTCTCAGGCTGGCCGGAGAACTGCTTCCCTTTAGAAGTTGCTTCCTTCTTCGCCTTCGTAGAGGCAGCGTAAACCTTAGCAGGCATAGCCTCAATCGCCTTCTTGGGAAGGTAGCGCTCTCCAGTAGCCTCAGGGCCTTGCGTAGAAGGCTTCCCGCTCTTAGTTTTCCAATCTTCCTTTGTCCATTTAGAAAGGCTCTTCTGGCCGCTAGACTTCGAGCCAGAGTACCCTCCACCCGCAGCCTCATACTTCTGAGCGACTAGCTGCGCTTTACGCGCCGACCACTGCCCAGGCTTCCCACCCTTGCTGGATGACATAACCTGAGACTTGATCCGCTCCCGAAGTTGAGGCTTGGTGTAGGACATTAGAAACCTTTCTTCATTTTAGGCGTGCTCATCTTGGACATCCCCATCTTTCGCATTCCAGTCTTAGGAGTGTTCATGCTGGATACCTTGCGAGAGACAACAGCCTTAGGATACATCCCAGGAGTCTGCGCCTTAACAGCCTTGCCAGTCTTCTTCGACATCGAAGGAGTGCTGACCTGCTTAGACATAGAGAACCGACCCATCATTTCTTTTTCATGCTCCTAGCTTCAGACAAGGCAATTGCAATTCCCTGTTTGGGATTGGTTACCTTCTGGCCGGAAGAAGACTTCAGCTTCCCTGCCTTGAACTCGTGCATGACCTTGCCGACTTTGCCCTGCTCTTGAGCAGCGATCTTCATTTGACCTTTCATGTTAACCCCAGAAAACGGTTACAGCGTCAGTGTTGGTCAGCGTTAGGTGAATGTCTTTCGTAAACCGAACTCCATTCCCAGCAAGGTTGATATGAGCACCAGGATCACTCTTGTAGGTGAGTTCGATCTTCGTAGTACCACCAGACCCACCATCCTTAAAAACAAGGGAGCCTTCCTGCTTGGAGAAGATGAAGATCCCGACAACTCTGCCAGGACCAGCAAACACGGTGCCAGTCGCTGTCAGCTTCTTCGATTGCAAATCACTAATCATATCGCTTCACCTTCTGGCTTACCGGAGGAGCTTTCTTGCTACCGCTAGGGCCAGCCCACAATACCTTTCTGGACCAATAATTAGCAGACAGTTTGGAGTCCTTGCCTTTGATCCCGGCGCTACGAGCCATATAGCTCTTACGCGCCGCAGCAGAATAGTTGTGTCCCATGTTGGCGTCTCCGAAGTGAATCAGCTTTACCTGATCCCCTTCTTTTGCCAGGACCATCTTCTTCTTCTCAGGCTTAGAGGACTTAATCGGCTTGTTGAAACCGGGGAACGTATGCCCCCGGTATTCAATGCCCCCGCTAGAAGTTCTCTTGAAGCTGGGCATGAGACATCCTTAGAACGTCACGCTGCCCATGCTGTAGATAGTCACAGCAGCGGTACCCACATTGGTGAACGTGACCAGGAAACTCTTCTGCTCGTTCTGGGCAATCGTCATCGTGCCGCTCAGAGTAAGGCCCGTGTTCGTCGTCATCGTGATCGTCTCAGCAGCATCAGCCGTGTTACGGATCGTGACGATAAAAGAGGTACCTACGATAGCGCCAGGAACAGCAGCGAGAAGGTCGGCCGCAGTCGGGAACAGGTCAGCACGAGCAGCGCCATTCGGATCGCGAAGGATCATGCCAGTCTTCAACTGAGCAGCCGTGTAGGTGACAGCGCCAGCGGTGGAGACCGTAGTCGCCGTCAATTGGAAGAACGGCACACTGGACGTGTTGATAACAACGCCAGTACCCTGAGCAGAAAGCGTAAGCGAGTTGTTCGCCGCAGCATCGGGGCTGTAACCCTGGAAACCATTCTGGCTTCGTACAGGCCCGGAAAATGAAGTGTTAGCCATTGTAATTCTCCTTCAAGGAAGTTTGCCTTATCCGTCTCTTGAACGTCTGCATAGCCAGTCGGATAAAGTAGTTCGCTATGTGTGAAGGGGGGAGTCAGCCTCCCCCCTATGTTGATTGTTTTTAGGTAGTACCCGGAGAGCCGTAGAAGCCCAGGGGATCCGACCAGCCGAAGCTGTAACGCTCACGTCCCTTGTACCGCATATTGCCCGTCTCGAAGTCGCCTTCAGCCGAGGTCTTGAGGTTAACGCGCTCAAACATCTTGAGGCCGTTAGGAACGTCCGTCTTCAGGAACCAAGCGTTCGTATCGGTCAGGTAGTGGTTAACACCATACCCTTCCGGCACAGACGACAGGTTGTAGATGGCGTTGATGTCGTTGTCCGCAGTATTAGTGCGGAGTACCGACTTCAGCAACCGCTCCGCAACGAACATCAGAGAAGGCGGCACAATCAGCTTGCGAGGTTTCGCAGCGATCAGGATACCGCGCTCATCCGTGTACCCAGCGATCTGGATGATCGCAGCCTCAAGCGAAGTCTCGTTGAGGTCAGCGCCAGTCGTAGGACGGTTCGAGTTCACGCCACCCGTGATAAGCGGGTGATCCGTGGCGAACAGACGCTTGCCGTCACCGCCCGTGTAGGAAGCGTTGAACCCGTTGTTCAGGACATTCGCGCCCTTCACCTGCTTGGTGTTGGCAAACGCACGAGCCAGGGCCTTCGTGTACCGCTGGGCAACAGAGACATACAGATTGTCTTCCATCGCCTCTTCGGTAACCGCGAAGCCGAGAGCAATCGTCTCGTGGGTGTAACGCGAGGTGTAGGCTTCCTGCGCGTTGTCGTAAGCGATAGCGCCACCTTCCGACTTAACCGGAGCAGTGCCAAAGCCAGACAGCTTCACTTCCTCTTCAAACGCACGTTCCGAAGAAGTGATCTCGAAGATCTCTTTATGCTCTTCGCCGTACCGAGCGTATTCCAGACCGAACAAGGCGTTCAGGCCGGGAACCAACTCTTTCAACATCTGTGAACGAGTAATAGCCATTGTTGATTCTCCTTTCCTTGTCCCTTAGATTACGCGCCCGTAGCGTTCTGGTAGGCGTGGACGCCCTGGTTCCAGATGCAAAGGCAATCGGTGAAGGCATCGCCGGGGGTCGAATAAACCGACTCGACAAAGCCAATGATCTTAACAGCCAGAGTGTTGGTCGTGTTGATAGCAGATCCATCCAAAGCACAGGTGGAGTTGCCGCTAATCGTAGAACCAGCAGTGACATTGACCAGCGGTGCATTCTTGCCAATGGCAGTCGTAGCAACCGTTTCGTCAGCCTGGACTCTGAATACCACACGAGGGTCATCTACTACATAAACATAGATGTTCGTGTAGCCAGCATCGGTAGCGCCAGCAGGAACGTACTGCGACCAGGTAGGACGGCCATTCGGATCCGTATACTCACAGCCGACAAAGATGCCGACCGGGGTATTCGCGTTCCGGGTGGTGGTAGGGGTAGCGCCAATCACAGTGATGACGCCTGAATTTACAGAGACGGCAGATCCAAAATAGATGGCGTTGGTGTTGTTCGCACCAATGACATACTTACGGGCGGCACCGCGAAGCGCGGAACCAGCCAGCTCATAAGGGATCAGACCGTAAGGGGTAGCTGTTGCAGCCATATTTATTCCTCTTAACTTCCTGTTCCGAAGGTAACCTTCGACCTGCTCTCATTAATGAGAGGCATCCGAGGGTCTTGTTCCTTCATTAGATTATTGTCTACAGCTTGAGCTTGTCGTCTCGTCATATCCTCGTAGTACTTAGTACGTTGATCTGACAAGCTACGAGCCGCTTTACACAGAATCAAGCCGCCAATCTCGATTGTCCCATTCTTAGATTCGTTAAATGCGATCTCTGAAAGGATCTCTGGGTGGTCTTCCGCACGAACAATGGCCCATCCTTCGCGAAGTCGCATGGACACATTAGAGGGGTCAGACTCTCCCCGGATTGATTTCCGAACCCAACGGTATACCCAGTCTGCACTGGGAGGAGGATCCGGCAACAACGAGGCAGGCTTCCAAGATTCAGTTCGAGTTTGTGCTTCTCTGGTTTCAGCTTCACGATTCGGCTTCATTACTGATTCTCCTTTTGCTGCTTGACCAGTTCTTTCGCATATTGCTGCGGGGTAATGCCGAGCCGCTTAGCAACTGCAAGGGCCGATTCGGTCAACTGGACAGTGGTGCGGGTTTTGCCGCTAGGTGTTCTGGATGAACTCACGACAACTCCGTTTCTTGGTTTGGTTTGTGCTGGCTTCGCTTCCGCTGGGCCAGGAATGCTTTTACGAAATTTGTTAACGGCGCTATCAATCGCCTCGTAGTACTGGTCGCTCTCTGCATCCACCCCTGCGTTAATCAGCTTGTTGTGGATGTCAATGGCGTACCCAGTAAGGGTCATGTCGTCGCCAAACCAGGGATTACTCTCTTTCCATAAAACAGCCTTAGCAGACGCCTGTGGTTGTGCAGGTTGTGATGCTACAGGTTGCTGTACTTCTTGAGGTGTAGCTGGTTGTAGATAGCTTACGCTAGAAGGGCTTGGCGGGGTGTATGAGTCAAGGACACGCTTTTCATTAGCAAGAATAGCAATAGATTCTTGCGCCGCTGCCATCTTGTCCGTGTCGCCAGTTTCATACGCCTCCTTCAGCATCTTCTTGGCAGCTTCGAGGTCAGATCCCTTCTGCTTGGCAGAAGTATAGATTAACGCCCGATCGCTTGCTTCTTTATGCTGACGGTACTGCTCGATCTGCTGCTGCAACGCCGAAGCGTAGGTCAATGCCTCAGAACGCTCTCTATCGGCTCGTTCTTTCTGACGGCGCTCCTCATGGAACTCGTACTTCAGGCGCTTAATGCGCTTCTGTACGCCCTCCGAGTAGCTCTTCAACTCGTCGTCTTCGTTAACAGGCTCCGCTTGCTGCGTTTCATTCCGAGGAGGACGACGATCATCCTCAGGAGTGTCGTTAACTATGTCAATTTCAAGCTCATCCTCTTCAGGAGTAGCAACAGCAACGTCAGAATCCTCTTTGCCGGGGATAATTAGGTCAGATTCCATGTATTCTTCAGGCATCAGACCCTCTCAACGGCATCAGGATTAGGGACAACAGCCTCAGGGCTGTCATCGTTGATCAAACGGTACTCTTCTCCCTCGATTTTCATGCGAGTGCCAGAATAGCTACGAAGAATAACGCAATCTCCTGGCGCACACCACGGTCCACCGGGATATTTGATGGGATCCTTGTAGGCATCAGGCCCTAAGGTCACTACTTCCGCGAGGAGAGAGGCAGTATTCTCGTTTTCCTTTGCCTGATCCGGCAAATAGATCCCGCTCTTCGTCTTTTCCTCTACCGCTTTCCTCATTTTAACGAGGATCTTATACCCAACTGGAGTTGGCAGTGTTTGCATTGTCTTCCTTTTGCGCTATATAGCGATTGCGTCAGTCTTCATCAGGCTGCTGCACCAATTTGTCCCAGATTTCCTGGAACTCTTGACGAGCCTGCTGTAGTCCTGAGAGTTTTCCCACCATCAGTTTGTATTCTGCATGGTCCATGCAGGCACCAGAGACGAGATGAGTGGCGTTCGTCTCCGATAATTCGTTTAGCCGATTAAAAAACTTACTGCGTAGGTCCAGCATTTGCTCCCAACGTGTCCATTCGGGCTAAGATTTCTGCGATCTTGGCTTTCGCCATGTCGTTTTCGGTCTGCATTCTCTGCATTTCTACCTGAATACGGGCTTCAGACTCCTGCCGGTCCGTTTGCAAGCGCTGGACTTCCAACTGAAGACGTTGATTATCTAGCGCCAGTTCACTCTGAGACTGCTGTGCGCGTTGTGCAGCAGCCTGTTGAGTCATTTGATTTTGAGATTGGATCCTGGCGGTCTCCAATTGAGCCTTCGTCTGGTTCTTCACCATCTCCAACTGCGCTTTCTGCTGAGATTCCTGAGCCTTCTGCTGGAGTTCCGCCTGCTTGATCTGCAACTCTGCCTGCTGCAACTGGACAATTGGATCCTGAGCCTGCTGTTGAGCCTGCTGCTGTGCCTGTTGCCCTTGCGCTTCCTGTAGAAGGGCCTGAGATGCGTCTGCAATGGCCTTAGAGAGGTTGGATTCAATGTCCGCTGGCATAGGCTGTCCCGGAGGCGGAAGCGGTATACCGAGCTTCTGCTCGATCTGGTTGCGATATGCGAACCCAACGTGTTCTGCAATATGCGCCATGAAAGCAGCGAAGATCGCGTTTGCCTGAGGATTCTGTCCCAACTGCTGCTGGACGGTAGGACTTTGCACATACGCCATGTGGGCAATAATGTGTGATTGATGATCCTGCGTCATGTATGCCTTAGCAGGTTTCATGTTTGTGATGTTAGCGTTCTCCGAGATCGGATCGAGGAGTGGGGCGTCCATCTTCTCAGGAATGATCTTCTTAACATCTTTTACACCAAGGACTTCCAGCATCTTTCGATGCAACTCAGGCAGGTCGTAGAACTGCGGCGCTTGAGCAGCAAGTTGAATCGCAGCCTGATACTGCATCACTCGCTGCGACATCGTAGCCGCATTCGGGTCAGAGACAGGGATCACATCAATGCGGTTGTCAAAATCAGACCGCTTGCTCCCATTCATCTTCCCGAAATCAATCTTGTATCTTTCAGATCCACTGTCGCGGATCACACGGACGAGGATAGAGAACTCGTCCTGCAACGAAGCATGAAGCCTCGCCTGGATGGCGCTCATCACTTTGAGCGCACGTTCCATAATTGCCAACGTAGTCCCTACTGGCGCTTGCGAATTGACATCTCCAATCTCAGCATCCGCAATAGAAGCCAGCCTACGGCCATCCTCAACTACATTCCCAAGCAATTGGAAGAGAGTTTGCGATGGCTCCTTATAAGGTAGTGGATAAAGCGAACGAGCGATGTCTCCATTCGCAACGTCTACGTCTCTCCACTCCCCAGGCTGGATTGGCGAGTCATCTCCTGACACCCGCATCCCTTTGGCCTTCAGACCGCCAGGGAGGTTGGCTAGAGTGCCAGAGTCAATCAACTGGCGCAGGATTGCCGTAGAAGCCTTAGCGTTCGCGCCAATCAAATGGATAAGACCATACCCATACGCGCCCATTCCGGGGACGTAGTTGTAGGCGCTAAACCAAATCAGCTTGTTCTTCTTGGGATCATCCTCATCCCAGTTCCGGTAGATCGAAAGAACCTTACCCGAGGACTTGTCTACGGTAACGACATACGGCAGAGCAATCCCAGTGGCCTCTCCGTCTTCATCGGTATGCTCCAAGCCAGGAATATCCAGGTCGATATGCGCTTCAAGAAGCGTAATCGAATCCTCGTCACCCTGCTTGTACTCGTAGCTAATCTTGTCGATCTTGTCCTGAAGCTGAGAATTAGAGTCGTAATCAGGACGGAGGTCTACATCGCGATAGAAGCCGCTGTACTGTAGCTTCTTGATTTCATTAGAACTCTTGGTGAGAACGTGGATATAGCGACTGGCCGTCTTAAGAGAGGTAGCCCCGTAGGGCATGATGAAGTCTTGCGCCGGGACGTACTTGGCGTCAGGCATATCCGTAAGAGGGTCGAAGCAGATCTTCTTGAAAGCCGATCCGCAAAGGGACAACCCAAACAGCAACCGCTCAGTCTCAGGCCGATAGTCTTTAAGATCCTGCGTGAGCAGGTAGTTCATATCGGTTTGAATGCGGAGAGCCTGATCCTCTTTCTCTTCCGTTACCTCACCAATGATCTGAGTCTTTACCGGACCAGTCGCCGGGAAGATCTCCATAATCGCATTGGACTGGAAGCGAACTGCTGCTTCCATAATCATGTTGTGGTAAAGCCCACACGCGCCAGCCCAAGGCTTGTTCCTGTCCTCAGTCTTCACGCCAAGGTAGTCTAGGCCCTCTTTATAGGCCCTTTCCCAATCCTGGCGCGAACTCAGATCCTCTTGGTAGACATCCAAGATCTTCATTCCAATCGAAGACAGATCGGAATCGTCAATATGCTCTGCAAGGTTGGCAGAATGCGGGACGCTGCCGAGTGAGCCTTCCTCTTCTTCAGAAGGCCCAAACTCAATCAACATCCCGCCATCCTCTGTTTCGATAGAGACAGCCTCTGGATTCAATACTTCAACTTCAACTTCGGCGCTATCCTCTTCTTCAAGGAAAGGCGTTTCATCTAGAGGCTTGTCAATCATATTCTACTCGCTAGGAGGGATAGCATCGGCTTGCAGCATCTGCGGCCAAGTGCTAGGGTTCTTCTCGATAGTAGAACGAATCAGGCCGACATTGTGTCCGGTCGATCCGTTAGCGTAGGTGAGGCAATACTGCCGAGCCTCACCATCAGAAGGCTCAGGGAAAGGCCCAAGCCACTCTGGGATATAGATCGACACAACGCCACCTCCGATACCAGCAGCGTCCAACTGAGCTACGGTTTCGTCCACCTGGGCCATTGTAGACAATTGATTAGGGTTGAATGACATAGAACTCCTTAGTTAATAGTAATCTGCCTTTCTGGTATACGCAAAGTCGTCCTCGTCGTCGTCGCTTTGCGTAGAAATAAAACCACCTTGCCGGAAGCGTAGCAGCGCCTGAGTAGAGCTATCGACAAGGTCATC